AGTAGTGTTGCATGATGACTTTTCACCTTACAACGACTTTACGATTGTGCCTTTCTTTGCGTATTTCCGTAGGGGCCGTCCGTTTGGTATGGTGCGTAATCTTTTGTCACCGCAAGAACAACTCAACAAGATTGCGAGTCAGGAACTACACATTGTTAATACCACCGCTAACAGCGGCTGGATGGTAGAAAGTGGCTCGTTAGTTGGCTTGCAAACTGATGACCTTGAAGAGCATGGCGCAGAGACAGGGCTGGTGCTAGAGTACAACCGTGGCTCTACTCCCCCTGTAAAAATTCAACCAAATCAAATACCTACGGGGCTAGACCGGATCGGGCAGAAAGCTGCCGCTAATATACAAACGATCTCTGGTATCAACGACTCTATGCTGGGATCAGATTCCGCTGAAGTGAGTGGCGTAGCGATTCAGGCAAAGCAGAATCGTGGGGTCATAATGATTCAGGTTCCGCTGGATAACTTGCGAAAGGCTCGTCAGTATCTGGCAGAGCGTGTGCTTAATTTGTTACAGACCTTCTACACAGAAGAAAGAATTATCATGGTAACAAATGAAGATATGCCAATGGAGCCAAGAGAAGAAGTAGCCATTAACGTTGAAACGCCTGAAGGACAAATTATAAATGACCTAACGCTAGGCGAGTATGATGTGATTGTGTCTACTGCTCCTGCTCGTGATTCGTTTGATGAAGTGCAGTTCGCTGAAGCACTTAACTTGCGACAAGTGGGCGTGGCGATACCTGATGATGCAATCATTCAGTATTCACATCTTGCTAAGAAAGATGAGTTGGCTCAGCGCATTCGTTCAATGACAGGACAAGAGCCGCCTACACCAGAACAAGCAGAAGTTATGCAGATGCAACAGCAGATGGAAATGGAGCGTGTGCAGCTTGAACTTGCGAAACTGGAAGCTGAAGTTAGGAAGTTACAAACAGACTCCGCAGTTAATATTGCGAAGGTTCAGGAAACTTCTGAAATTGATCCTCAAATGAAGATTGCAGAACTTCAAGCTAAGATGCAAATGAAGCAAGAAGAACTGAATCTCCGTAAACAATTATCAGCGGCAACAAATCAAGTTAGAACAAATCAACAAACAACCAACGCAGCAGCACGTATTGCAGCAACAGCAATGCAGACGGCTGCAAAAAAACCAGCGCAAACTGATATACCTAACATGCGTACCCCTGAAAACTTACCTACTTAAAGGACTATTCAATGAGTGAACAAGCTAAAGATACAACTGAAGAAACAATCAAGTATGAGACTATGCCTGGGGCTGATGCCTTGGAAGGGCAGGAAGGGGATGACCTTGATATGAATTTTGCTTTTGGCGAAGAAGCTGAAACTGAAGCAGAAGAAACAGAAGTTGAAGCCGAAGCTGAAGTAGAAGTGGAAGTAACAGAAGCCGAAGTTGAAGAAGATGTTTCACATGAAACCAAAACTGAAACTGAAGAGACTGAGAAAGTAGAGGCGAAAGAAACAGAGCCTGAGAAAAAAGAAACAAAATCTCCAATGATTCCTAAGTCACGGCTTGATGAAGTGCTTGCACAAAATAAAGCACTGAAGAAACGAATTGCACAGACTGAAGAGGCAGAAAAAGCAGCTGAAGAAGCGCCTAATGCTTATGACTTTGATGCAAAAGAAGAAGAGTATATGGACGCTGTACTCGATGGTGACAAAGACAAAGCGAAAGCAATCCGTAAAGAAATACGACAAGCTGAAGCAACTAAAATGGAAACAGAATTAACAAGAGACATTGAAACAAAAGTAACTCGTAACTCTACTGCTAATGCAGTGCAAGATGCTGCGTCTGCAATTGAAGAAGCTTTTCCTATTTTTGATGCTAACGCTCCTGAATTTAATAAAGCATTAACTGACGAAGTAAATAAATACATGACAGGGTTTATCTCTTCAGGGCAGAATCCTGTAGAAGCACTGGAAGAAGCAACAACCTATGTATTACAAAAAAATAATATGCTAGATTCTTCTACTGTTGCAGATGTACCTGCTTTGGGTCAGGCTAAAGAGCAAAAGCAACGCTCTCAAGTTAGCAAAAAACTCAAAGCAGCTGATGCTCAACCTCCTGAACTACCAGGAGAAAGCTCTGCAGCCAAGGGTGAGAAAGCGTTAGATGTGAATAACATGACACCTGAAGAGTTTGACGCTTTACCCGATGCAACTTTGAAAAGGCTTAGAGGAGATGTCTTGTAATGCCTAAAAAGAAAGACCCCAGATTAGCACGGGCAGGTGTATCTGGTTACAACAAGCCGAAACGCACACCTAACCACAAAACAAAGTCTCACGTTGTCGTTGCTAAGCAGGGCGACAAGGTGAAGACGATACGTTTTGGGCAACAAGGTGTGAGTGGGGCTGGTAAAAACCCAAAATCAGCAAAAGATAAGGCTAGAAAGAAGTCATACTATGCGCGACACAACGCACAGGACTCTAATCCTTCTAAATTATCTGCGCGATATTGGTCACACAAAGTAAAATGGTAGTAATTTCAATAACTTAGGAGTAAAGAACTATGTACGGTATGAAAAAAGGCGGTGGTAAGAAGACAATGAAGGGCATGAATGGCATGAAGAAGAAGAAAAAGCCAGCCAAGAAGAAACCTACAAAGCGAATGGGGTACTAAGATGAAAAAGAAACCTGTTGGGATAATGGTTCCAAAAGGGATGCGAGAAGCCAATAGAAAAGAGAAACTGAAAAGGCAAAAAGCTTCAAGCGGTGGTTCTGTGAGTGGGGCTGGTGCTGCTAAAACTAAGAGAACTGTGGCTGGTCGTAAACGAAAAAGCCTTATTGGAAAAAAAGACAGTGGGCCAGCAAAAGCTGCTGCAGCTAAACGTAAACCTAAACCCCGTAAAAATCGCCCTTCGGGGTTAATGGGTGGTCCGATTCCTCGCCCTAAAAGGAGAAGCTAGTGCCAGCCAAGAAGAAGCCTACTGCAAAGAAGCTAACGGCACGGCAAGAGGCTACTTTGAAGAAGCATTCGGTGCATCATAGCGCAAAGCACATGGCTATGATGCGTAAAGAAATGAAAGCAGGAACAAGTTTCTCTGCTGCTCATAAGAAAGCTCAGAAAAAGGTGGGTAAGTAATGGTAAACCGTAGAACTGGCAAGCCAAAAGCGAAAGCCAAGCCAAAAGCTAAGTCACGGGTCAATGAATCTGGTAACTATACTAAGCCAACTCTGCGTAAGAACCTGTTTAATAAGATTAAAGCAGGTGGAAAAGGCGGTAAACCTGGGCAATGGTCGGGGCGCAAAGCCCAGATGCTTGCAAAACAGTATAAAGCCGCAGGTGGTGGGTATAAAAGCTGATGGCACTTAAAAAACCACAGAAAAGTCTAAAGAAATGGACGAAACAGAAGTGGCGAACCAAGTCTGGCAAGCCTAGTACCCAAGGGGCTAAAGCTACAGGTGAGAGATATCTGCCTGAGAAGGCGATAAAGCGGCTTTCTTCTAAAGAATACGCTGCAACTAGCCGAAAAAAGAAGGCAGACACCAAAAAAGGTAAGCAATTCTCTGCTCAACCTAAAAAAGTAGCGAAAAAAACGAGAAGATACAGAAAATAGCTTGACCAAATTGGTTGAGTGTTACTAATATACAGTCTTTCGTCCCTCTAAACGATATTAGAGCGTGTCGTACACGGTAAAAACGGCCTCGTCTGACAGACGTTAAAGGTTCCAAGGGTCGCGCCTTGTTCAAATCTGCGCTAAGACGTACCTCACGATACGAGGAAACGGATTAGCCGTCCCATAAAACGGCTAGGGTGGGCTTATGCCCAAAGTGTAACGCATAATGGAGAACCAAAAATGGCTCTTACTAACTTTGCGTCGCTGACTAGCAACCAATTAACCGCTTGGTCACGCGACTTTTGGCGAGTTGCACGTAACATGTCGTTCATTAATCAGTTCGCAGGGGCTGGTCAGAACGCTATGGTACAGCGTGTAACCGAATTAACAAAGAACGAGAAGGGTACTAAGGCTGTTATAACGCTATTAGCGGATATGACAGGCGATGGTATCACTGGTGACAACACTCTGGAAGGTAATGAAGAAGCACTCAGAAGCTTTGACATCACCATCGAGCTAGATCAACTACGATTTGCAAACCGCATGTCTGGTAGATTGGCTGACCAGAAGAGTGTTGTTAACTTCCGTGAGCAATCTCGTGATGCACTAGCTTATGCTATGTCTGATCGAATAGACCAGTTAGCGTTTTTAACGTTAGCAGGTGTTGCTTACACCAACAAAACAAATGGCGCATTGAGAAATGCATCTCCAACAGCAGGACATGATTTGGCAGACCTTGAGTTCTCCTCTGATGTTTCTGCTCCTACAGCCGACAGGCACAGAAGAGTCAATGGTGACAATCTTGCAGCAGGTGACACTACTGCAGTAGCTGCTACTGACGTTCTGAAGTATCGACATATTGTTGATCTTAAAGCCTTTGCCAAGGATAACTATCTCCGTGGTATGCGTGCTGCAGGAAACCAAGAAGTGTTCCATTTATTTGTAACACCTTCTCAGATGGCTGATCTCAAGCTTGACTCAGACTTCTTGGCTAACGTTAGACAAGCTTCAGTTAGAGGACCTCAGAACGAATTGTTCTCAGGCACTTCTAGCTTGATGGTTGATGGCGTAATGGTCCATGAGTTCCGTCACGTTTATAATACATCTGGCGCAACTACAGGTACTAACTCTAATGCTGGTGCAGCTGGCTACAAGTGGGGTGCAAACGCTAACGTAACAGGTGCGAGAGCCTTGTTCTGTGGCGCACAATCCCTAGCTATGGCTGACATTGGGTTGCCTGAAATCGTTGAAGATACTTTTGACTACGAGAACCAAGCTGGTATTTCGATAGGCAAAATCTTTGGCCTCCGTAAACCTAAGTACAACAGTGATCAAAGTGGGTCTGTTCAAGACTTTGGTGTGATTGCTCTTGATACTGCACAATAAGGGGGAATGACAAATGGCGACATTTACATCTAACTCTGTATCTGGTAACTCCGCGTTCCAGAACTTTCCCCAAGGTAACTTAGGAGTTCGGGTAGCTTCCTACTCAATCACTGCTGCACTTTCAGCCGCTGATATTGTTCAGATGGTTGATGTGTTTAAAGGTGAGACAGTATATGGTGCTATCTTAACTACGACTGACCTTGACACTGGTGGCTCACCTTCTATCGTCCTAGACGTTGGTTATGGTGGCGCAGCTGCTTCTATCATTGATGGCTCAACTATTGGTCAAGCTGGCGGTACAGCCTCTAGCCTTGCAATAGGTAACGCTACTCACGGTAGTACAGCAACTGCCCCAGTAACATTTACTGCTGATGACACAATTGATGTGACAGTACAAGCAGGACCTGCTACTGGTGCTACAACTGGTACACTAACTATGTACCTCATTGTAGGGTAAAACCTATCGAGTCCTCTCTTTCGGGGGAGGACTCATTTTAAGGAGCAACTATGAAAGTAGTTTCTGAAGCTGATCTACGAGTAGCACTACTTAGTGGAGCAGTTGTTTTATTTGAAGCAGGAGTTGAGCGTGAAGTCTCTGATGAGATAGGTTCCGTTGCATTGCAAATGGGAGCAAAAATCTCTGGTTTACCTGAACCAGTTGTGGAATCAACTGAAGAACCTGCTGAAACTTGGGTAGAAGAAGTAGCTGCAATGGATACCGACATTGAGATTAATCTTAATGACGAGCCTAAAACCTTTGAGGACTTAGACGCTGTAGTAGCTGCAATAGAAACGCTTGTTAATGAAAGTAATCCTGAAGACTTTAAGACGGATAACTCTCCAAAAGCTGCCGCTGTTAATCGAGTTGCTGGTCGCACCGTAGGGACAGATGAAAGGGAAGCTGCATGGCAAGCCTATTTAGATAGGTGATAAATGACTGTTTCAGTTCAAAGTGTTTTAGATAGGGTTCAACAAACGTTACAAGATACTGCTGGCATTCGCTGGTCTTCTACTAATGAACTGGTGCTTTGGGTTAATGACGCTCAGCGAGAGATAGCTCTTTATAAGCCTGATGCGACTGCTACCAATGCAACCGTTGCGTTAAGCGAAGGCACTAAGCAGACAATACCGGATGACGGTAATCGTTTGCTCCGTGTAGTACGCAACATGGCGATGATTGAAAAGACGTACACTATAACTGTGGTTAATTCTGGTGGTAATAAGTTTTATACTGACGGTTCTTTTCAAACACTAACGCTTGAAGAGGGTAGCACTTATACTTTTGATCAGTCTCACTCTAGTAACAGTGGGCATCCACTACGGTTTTCTACAACGGCTAACGGCTCACATGGCGGTGGTTCTGAGTATACAACAGGTGTAACAACGTCAGGCACACCTGGATCTGGTACGGCATTTACAAAGATCACCGTTGGAATTGACGCACCTACGTTATACACCTATTGTACGGCACATGCTGGGATGGGATTTTTGGTTCTTACAGGCACAAGAGTAGGCACAGGAAAACGAGCTACTCGTTTAGTTTCAAGAGATTCATTGGATTCAATACAACCGTCTTGGCATGACCCTACTGTAAAAGGGGATGCAAAGCACGGCTCTTTAATTAAGCATTATATGTATGAAGATCAAAACCCTCGTAATTACTATGTTTATCCTGGGGTTGCTAGTGGGGCTTCTTCTTTTTTAGAAATTATTTATTCAGCTAATCCAGCGACAGTAGCTGCAAATGGTAATTTAGCTGTCCCTGATGTGTTTGCAAATGCCGTTATGCATTATGTTTTATATATGTGTTATATGAAAGATAGTGAGTATGTAGGTAGTCAACA